GGTACCCGGTGGAGGGGAAACCCTCTACCGCCGAACCCTCAAAAAGGTAGGGTTTAACTAAAATAAGTCTTATGAGGGTTTTAGACTTTCTCAAGCCAGTTATAATTTGACAAAAAAATGGGACACCCTTTTCGGGTTCCGGGACATAGGGGGACATTGCGGGACTTTCTGGGACGCTTGAAAATCAAGGACTTCAGGAGGGCGGGTTTTCTGCAATTTTGCAGTCTGGGGGTGTCCCACAATTTTGGCAAACTTTTTTGACAAAAAAATGGGACACTTTTTCATGGCCTTTTGGACTGGGACAGAATTTGACAAAAAAGTGGGACACCCTACCTCTCTGGGCTTGTTGATTTTCAAGGCTTGTCCCACGTTTTTGTCAAATCTCTAATCTTCTTTCTCACGAGATCCCTCAGCGCTTCTCCGTAGTAGTTCATCAGATCCCGCCCAAGCTCTGAGGTGAGGAACTCCACGACCAGCCCTCGCTTTAGCACTTCTTCTATAATCATCTCCACCGTTCCCTCCGCAAAATTCTTCCTACTCCAGACCCATGTTTGGTGCGGTAGTGGCTTGGAGGGCTTGGGCGGGCTTTCACCCTCCGTCCCCTCTTCTATATTCCTCTTAGGCTTTCTTCTCTTTTGCTTGTTGAAAATATCTTCATACCTTGGGAGTGGTTGGGCTTTTGGCTTTTCTTCCATCTCACAATGCCAGCCCTTTACTACCTCCGCCAGCCACTCCATATTTGCAATCTCATAACCGCCCTTCTTCCACATCCGTTTTGCATACTCAAGGTTTTCTATGTAGGTGTATGTAATCGTGTATCTGATGTTGAACTTTTCAAGTTCCTTTTGGGTTTCTCTTGTTGCGTCAAGGAGTAATTGATCGGAGAGAACAACTACTTTCTCGTTTTCTCTCTCAATGAAGTATATCCACATCTACCAATATCTCCACCGCCCATCCTCCCCACGGCGGTATTTGTTCGCACTTCTATATATAAATAAGGAATATTGGTAGTTGATGTCGCAGGCACTCCGATGTTGCTTACACTCGCTTCCCACTTTCCACACGCACACCTGCCCCCTTCTGCAATTTTGCAGACATTTCTCCCATTCCCATGCACCTGCCCGTTTGCATTCTCGGATAACCCAATCGCCTCCGTTATAGCGTTGATAGACAATCCAGAGGCGTGGGGCAGGATTGCTTTTGATGAGTGTGTTTAGGTAGTAGGCAAAAGCGTAAAAATGGTCTTTGCTGTATGGCTTTGTGTAATCAGGGAATAGTGGGCGTAGGACTGGGTCAAGGAACTTTGGCGTCAACTGGAAGTATCCGACTGAACCGTGCCCGTCCGCACTTTCCCTCCACCGGCAGGACGTCTCCTTCTCGGCGGTGGCGACATTGTAATGGATCGGGTAGTCTTTGGCTATGTATCTTTCGGTGGCTTCTCTAATAGCAGGTTCAAGCTTTAGGCATCTGGGATTAGCCCAGAGCAAAGACGAGACCAATGTAAAGCAAAAGGGCAACAGCATAAATCTTCTCATACGGATGCTCCCATTTTACAAATCCCACTTTCGTCACTCTTGTGATGTAGTAATAAACCAGTCCCGCACTTGCGAGGGCTACCTTGCGGGCTATTGCACTCAGAAGTGTAGGCTGGTCATAGGCATAAGCAAAGGATACAAGCATAAACACAACAGCAAGGGCGATATCCACGCTATAGTGTTTGATAACTCTTTTAAGCAACTCTACTGTCTGCATGTGTCAATCACCTCCCGCAGGATTTGGTTTTCTCTTTCAAGTTTGAATAAGTAGTTCAAAAGGGACTGCAATTTTTCAGTATGTGGTTGGTCTGGCTTGATTGTTGGTTTTTCTGTTCGTGGGATTTCAGGGATAGGGCATTTCACAAAAACCTCTTTCTCTATCACTTGCACTTGTGGCTTTGTGGCGCAGGAGAACAAAAACAGACTAAGGGCTAAAATGCTTAGCAGTTTCATCTATCATCTCCTTGAGTGCTTGACATTCATCTGCGTGTTGTGGGATGCTTATCTGTGGGATGGGTTCGGTAGCTTTTTTCAGAAGGGCAGTATATCTTTGTTCTATTTGTTTTATATTAAGTTCGCATTTCTCCCGCAAGTCTTTATATAGTTGTATATATTTCAAGAGGTTCTCTTGTGTGCTTTTCAATTCAGCTTGGCATCGGGCGAGGGATTGCATGGCTCTAAAGTGTGCTTTGCGTTCGTAAAACCACAAACCGAACAACATTAAGCTTGTTATCATACTCACAAAAAACAACGCCTTAAACATATCTAACCTCTATACTTCTTAATTCCTCTAAAGTCTTTGTATTTCGTATTGCCTGCTTCATCTGTTCGTTCCAGTCTCGTATTGCTTGTCTTTGCTGTAGCTGTGTTGCGTATTTTCGTTTAAGTCTTTCTACTTCATCCGTGTCTCCAAGTGCTTCTGCTTCAGCTATTCTTACTACAATATAGTCAGTCCGTTCAAGAATGCTTGCAACATAGCTTCTCAGTTCTGCAAGTTTCTTTTGCTTTTCTTCTGCGAGTTTTTCTGCTTCTGTCTTCACTCTGATTTGTCCGTTGTCAAGCACTACATCATCAAGAGTTTCTACTTCAAGTTCTATAGCTTTAACATCTTGAGGCACTGCTTCAGGTAGTAAGGCACAGCAAAGAGTGTTAAGGTCTGGATGTATATATACCCATACCTTCATCATACTAACCTCCTGATCAAAACGTAGCCTGAGGCTAATGCAGGAAAAACTAAAGTTCCAAGCCGCACCCAGTCTATTGTCCTATTTAACCAATCGCAAGAAAAAACTGATAACCACGGAAAACTGCCACCTATTCCCCATGCATCATAAAACCCTTTTATGTTCTTATACTGTGTAAAATTTGTTATGTAAAAAACAGTATTTGAAAAAGAAAGACCACATCTGAACGCTGAATAGGATGCATAACCTGAATTTAAACCAGCCGCATTTCTATACACCTCTGCATAAGTAAAATTGTTTGGATAAGTTATATTATTAGGCAATAGAAAAATCGGTTCTACCGACCCTCCAGAAACATCACCACTATTACTACAAACCAGATGAACCTCATAACGAGTTCCGCTTTGCGTTCTTGTTCTTAACGGAACAGTTAAGGCATTTGTAAAAATTATTACTGCTTCTTCACCGATTTGTAAATCATAATCCGATGCTGCATTTGTTAGATCAATTCGTCTAAAAGTATATACATCACTCTTTATATAGGTCTGACTTAAATCAAGCACTCCGTCTGCATTCAAAGGCACTATCACATGCGGCATTGGCGTAAGACTTGCATGAAAACCATCCACCGTATCAGCGTCCGTAACAAGAGATGATGTGGAGCTTTTTGAAAGATAGAGTCTCATTTATTCCACCTCCATAACTCTGATTTCTTTGTTGTTTGCATACACATAAACCTCAAAGCCGGGCAGGAAGTTAAAGGAGACGCTGTCTCCGGGCGAGAGTCTAAATCCGTTCGTGTCATCTACTGTGTTGTTCCCGACATAGACCTCTGCATCAGACACGTTCTGAATAATCACCCATCTCGCCTCAGGGTCAAGGCTTATTTGACTCTTCCGTTTATAGTTATAGCCCTTGTCCTTATTATTCTTCTTAAAGTTTCTTGATTTAGCGGTCTGTATTCATAACTCATAGTAGCCTCCTTTTTGCTTGTGCCCTGATCAGGGCAAACAGATATATATCGTTGTTTGTATACTCAACAGAGAAGTCCGTAAGCGGTAGCTTGCTGTAAAGTTTCTGCAAAATCGCATCTATCTCGGACTGAAACTCATCAAACTGAGAAAGCTTCTTTTTGTGTGCTACGATGATAACAAAGCTTGAGATTACGCCGTTTCTGTCTACTTGTTCTCTTTCTAAAAACACACTCATAAGTTTTTGCACATCTGCACGGAGTTCTTCTGGGTTTTTGTAGCCGAGGGTGTGGGTGTGGTCTGGAAATAGCGTTTTTAGTTCATTGTGTAAATCTACAAGCCTCATGCCCTTTTCACCTCGTAGGCTTTAGGTGCGGTTGGAGTTGTAGTCATTGTCTGTGCGTTGAAAAGGTTCTCTAGTTCGTTTTGCATTTTCAAATACATGTCGGACTTCTCGTAGTATTTGCTGTCCTCGGACTGGGCTAATCTTAGATACAGTCTTCTGAGTGCTACGATTTTTGCGTATTCTTTTGCCCATTCAAGCCCTGCAGAGTTAAGGTCTGTCGGTTGGACACCGAATAAGGCTAATATTCTTTCTGTGTAAACATTAGCAAAGCTTATATCAGTATCGGATGGGCTTATAGGTTCATCTGCAAAGTCTGCGTGTGTAATAAACGCAAAACTCATATCACTCCCTCCAAAGCTTTCATAAACTCTATAGCAACTTTTTTAGCCCTGTCCTGCAAATTTGCAAAGAAGAACGGATAGGGCTTGCTGCCCGGGTGGCTAACTTTCTTTCTGAAGATGTAGCCCTCGGGAGTGGGAATTTTCAAGGCTTTTCTGCGCTTTGGGAGTATAACATGTGGTTTTGTTCCAAACTCCACGAACCTTGCATAGTCCGCTTGGCTTATGATGCGTGCGGAGTTTTGTGTAGGCATATACCATGTGATTGACCTTTGCAGATTCCCTGTTCTCGGTTTGAACGCCCGCCCTGCATCTATCCAGCCGTGGATGTCTTTCACATACGCCTCCGCCGCTATCATAACCGCCCTCCTAAGGCTTTTTTCTACTGCGTTTGCTTGTAGTATCTGCGGGAGTTTCTTGATCTTTAGTTCTATCTTCATCTTCAAGCACCTCAATCTGATTGCCGTATATGGCTATAAGCCTTCTCAGGAGTTGTTCAGGGACAGGTTCCACAGACACGCCATCCTTGAAGTGAATGATGCCCCCGGGAAAGTAGAGAGGGCTATTACCTTGCCATGGAATCCTTACTCTCTTCATGATTAGTTATTGATGTTGATTATCTTTGCCACATCCCATTTGTTCTTGCTTGCCATGCTTACATACCACTTTAGACGCCATTTTCTCGCATCCTTGTTCTCAAGCCTCCCCACTTCTTCTATCACCACACCTGCGTTGTCTCCCATGTATACGCCGTGCGTTGCAGTTTGCCCAAGCCTTACAGCATACACGGAGGTTAGCCCTGAGGTGATGGGAATGTATTCATTTCTGAGGATTGGAATTCCGTTGTAAGCCAAAACGGGTCTCCCGAAATTGGGAAGCATTACTTGCTCAGGAGTGACGTAAAGGGTTCTGAGCAGTGCTTTTATGGAGAGATAGGTTCTCGGATGCACTATGATTGCGGTGGGTTCTGCTCCAGCTGGGAATTTCTCCAGTAGTTGATCTAACAATTGGAACGAAATAGGAGCACCGCCTGAACCTGCGTCAACTATCATGCTCGCATCTACAAACCTGTCAAGCCCGTCAAACTCATTAGGGTTAGCTTGGCTCCCTGTGATAAACAGCCTCTTGAATGCCCTTGTGATAGCCTCCGACGCCGCAAGCGTTTTCTCAAGCACACGGTCTACAAGCTGCTCTACTGCGGTAGCTTCAAAGTTATAGACTATAACATCTGCGGCGATCATGGAGATTTTGTTCTGCATGACTGTGCCGACGACATCCACCTCGGGAATGGTTCCGTATGGGTCTACAACAGATGCAGTAGGCACATCTCCTGTCCTATACCAGCTATAGATGTTTGTAGGGCTTTTCGTGAAAGGCAAGAGGGCAAACAGCTCATCTTTGTCTGCCATATACTCAATAACTGCTCTTTCCGTAGTTTCTGCAGACAGCCTACCTGCTAAAACCTTCAACACACTCATTTCATACCTCCTTTGGTTTTCTTAGTTTTCTTTGCCATGTTTATACACCTCCTAAAAGTTTTTTCAAAGCTTGTTTTAAGCGTTCTTCAGGGCTTTGCGGTTCTGTTTGTTCTGTAGTGTGCGGAGCACCAGAACCGCCGACTGCCCGCACAAGGAACGGGTTCTCATTCAAAAACTTCTCAATAGCAGTATCTACGTCCTCACCATCAATAAGCACCTTGCCCTCCCTGACTTCAATTTTCTTTTCAGCTTTCAGTAGCTTCAAAGCCTTGTCTGCGTCTATCACTTTGTCTGCAAGCTTGCTCTTAACTTGATATTCAGTTAGCAGTTCTTCTTTTTCTTTTTGCAGTTGCTTGAGTTGTTCTTTGTATTGCTTTTCTATTTCCTTGACCTTCCTCCGTTCTTGTTCTAAAGCCTCGTAAAGCTTGCCCTTCTCTTCCAGTATCTTTGCCTGAAGGTCGTCCCAGCTTTCAAAGCCGAGATATTTTGCCTGTTCATCCAGATGCTTCCTGACAATCTCTTCTACATTAACAGTCTCTATCTTCTGTTCAGTTTTTTGCTGTGCTTGTGTTTGTTCTTGTTGTTGTTCTTGCCTTTCCTCCATCATTCATCACCTCCGCAATATTTTTCATACAGTTTTTGTGCTTTAGCTTTGATACCGTCTTCTCCGTGCATGCCAGCAAGGCGGATTGCAGATCTCAGCATGTAGCAGTTAATAGAACCGTCTTTGTTTTTGTATGGATATCTACGGTTTTTCGGGTCAAGGAAATAGTCTTCGGGCAGTTTCTCCCTTTCACTCTCTCTATCAAGCCACTTCAATCTGTCAGTCGGTATATTGCGAACTTCAGGCATGGGATTGAAAAATAGAACTAAGGGTTTTTAGTCTTTTCGCATTTTGCGAAAGTGGAGCTCATTAAAGCTTTTACTTTTAGATTATGCGATGCTATTACACGACCTTGACGATGTGAAGAGAATTGAGAAGGAGCTTGAGAAATACGACAGGCCTTTTTTGAAGGTAAGCGAGGTAGCACAGCTTTTAGGTGTTTCACCGAGGTTAATACACTATTACTGTCAAAAAGGAGAAATCTTTGCTATAAAGCTCAGTCCACGGAGAACAGAAAAAGGAAAGAAAGGAAAGGGAGGGAGCTGGTTGATTTTCAAGGAGAGTTTGATAGAGTTTTTGCTGCGGAGGAATAACTACGAGGTGTTTTGAAGTCTGAGGTCTTTGTTTTCTTTGATTTTGTACCACTCGCAGTGTGATCGGAGTCTACTGAGAATGGCTTCTGGGAAGGACTTAGCTACCTCCATGAAACCATTGGAGGTTATGAAAAGAAATTTTTCCTCAAGCTCCGTATGGTAAATGAACTCTATTATCATGTCTAATCGGGCTTGTGGGAGTGATGTTATTAAGTCATCTATCATGAAACAATCGTGGTTCTTATAAACGTTGTATAAGTTCTTCAAGTCGGGAAAGCTTATACATGAAACGTAAAGAGGGCTTGATATTTGTCGGTTTTGAAGAAGTTTGGCAATCTTCCATGTGCTTGCGATACTTTTGCCTATCCCGGGCGGGCCATCCAAGATGATTCCTTTTTTTCGCATTTCCCTTACCTTCTTGATAGCTTCCGTTTCCATTACTCTGTTTAAGGCAACTTTTAGATACTTTAGTGGGAATCCATTCGCCAGCATAAC